TAAAGAAGAATCAGAATTAAAACAATAGAATAGAAGTGAGCATAGACCTTTGCCCATTCTTTTTTGGTTTTGATCATTGAAGAAAGACTCAGAATAGTTCAGAGAAACAATACCTAGAAACAATCCGATTGGAGAGAAGTAGGAAAGAGAAGTCTGAACCCTATACCATAGGAACACTTTAGAGGTTACTAACTTTATTAACCACCATATACTTCCTCTCCAAGAGGAGTTTCAGAACCAACATACTCTTGAATATCAGAAGGATCTGTTGATCCAAGATATACCTCACTGAAAAGGATTGCGTCCTTTTGATCGACAAACTCCACACTTACATTATCATACATTGTAGGATTAAATGCAATAGATAGTGGTCTCACACCTGAGATTTCACATACTTTAGTAACTTCGGTGAGTGGATTGTTAGAAAGAAAGTCGTATTTGATGGTGATAGACATAGTTTAGAAACGTGGTTACACTACAGGGACAGTTTGGAGGTTACTAACAATAATTAAAATATATTCGTCCATGCATGATGTTTGGCAGCACTGATTCTTCCATCCTTAAGTAATCCATCACATACATCACAGAATACTTGAAACTTCTGTATTCGTGTTAGATTATGATCAACGCCAGTTGCAGTTTGACCGACGACTTTGAGAACTTGTCCTTTGAGCATGATGTTAGATAAGGGTTTGCAGTGAGTGAGTGTTAGTTAGTGGGGAAGTTCTTACAGACTGCATCACATAGGACGCGAATTAAATCTTCCATGTTTGCCTCATTAACTTCTGAAAGAGAACTGTAACACCAGTCTTCAACAATGCCATCAATGTCCTCAATTAGTTGTTCTCTTTGTGATAACATTTCGAGTTGATTGTTCATTTGAAGAGCACCTACGAAATCAGAGTCGTTGAGAAGCATTTTGTTGTTAGTTGTAGTTGTGTTCATACAATAGGGACACTTTAGAGGTTACTAACAATAATCACATCGAATCAATACTTCTTTGAAGTGTTTCATTACGTTCTTGAATGATTTTTACCATACTAGAATCTAATAAGTCGATCATTAGATTAGCACCTAGAATAACAAACAATGTAAGGAAGAAGATTTTCATGAGTCAAAGATCTCCAAACATGTCATCGAATAGTTGTTGTCCAGAACGTTCATCTTGTTCTACTTTCTTTTCATATTCTTCCATACGTTGTAGTGCTTCTTCACGAGAGATTGAATAAGGAAAAATGTATTCTTGACCAGAAGGATTTGTGTAACGCATTAGTTTGAAAATAGTGAGTGAATTAAAAAAAGATTTGAACTTACATTCCGTTCATATACTCATGAAGAGCTTCGTAGTACTCTTCTTCGGTTTGGAATGTTCTTCCATGAATCACACATGGAAACGTTTTCTTTTGAAACATTGTTGATACGACTTCGCAGTCTTGTTGATCATAACCCATTTCGACTAGGTTGTTGATGTAAGGGTTGTTTGAAGATGTTCTCATACTACAGGGACACTTTGGAGGTTACTAACAATAATACTCTGAACCAGTTAGTGTTATAAACTGATTTTTCCATAATTTTATCGGGTCAAACGACCTAACACACCTGAAAACCCCCGATATGGAAAAAAGAGTTTTTGATATCGTGAGAGCCCCTGGTATCACTGGGGTCTTGAGTAGTATGTCTGTTCTATTTGGTGGGTGATGATACCAGGGCACAAAAAAACCCTCTCAAAGAGAGGGTGAAAGTGTTATCTTATCGATTCAAAACTTACCCTACAGAAATCAGTTCCTCAAATCTATCAAGAGTTGCATATCTTACAACTCCATTCTCATCTGTGAGTTGAATCATTGGCCACATAGGTGAATCAGCTAACAACTTACCACCGGTAATGGTATGAACCATTCCAGTTTTTTCGTCTTCTACTTTACAACCAACTGCTTCTTGAACCCAGTTGAGAAATGCCATAATACTTGTTACGGTTACACTACAGGGACACTTTAGAGGTTACTAACATTATTATCCAACAATGAGGCCTTACTCAATCAATGTAACCACCACAATTATGTGATTGATGCCTCTACTACATGGGTCTTACAATGTAACAAGGTAACCACACCAAAACATGTTACATATGCCCATCAATCAGAAGGTACAGAACTCCCTGACTTTGTTGGCAATACTTGATGCCTCAATATCTTTAGCCACAATGTATGCCTCAACTTCAATCAATATTGAACGTGAGCTTAGTCCATCTTTCTCCAATGAAGAAATAAGGTCTTTGAGATCTTCTGCACTAAGTGATGACTTGGAAATGAAATCGATTAACTCTTGTTCTTCATAAAAAAGATTATCCATTAGCCCATCTGCAATTGTTCCTTCATTACAGTCCTGAACAACATGATGAGATTCATGCCTAAGTGTATCCAAGTCATTTTCTGTCCATGTTACTTGTGGTCCACCAGTAACACCATTGTCTTGACATATTACCAGGATACCTGCCCTTGTGTGATACATACCATCTACTCCAGGACTACAATGAAGTCTAGAGTTGATACTAGTAATAATACCAACTTCGTTGAGTGCATTGAAGAGGTCTAAATGGTCTTCATAAGTGTTACCAGCAATGGCTGATCCTGGTGTGAAAATAACAGAAGCGCCTGCAATAACAGAGGTAAGAAACTTTTTCATGATTTAGTTTTTATGTGGTGTAAATTAAACTTGTGAGAGATAGTCAATGAACATGAACTCATATTCACCATCTTCGGGATCTTTACCATCAACAACCCATTCAGAATGGATGGCGTCAGAATTACCATAGTTGTCATTATCAACATGTTGTACCATCTGTTGATAAAGTTGTTCTGCCATTAGATCAACAGATTCTTGTTTGATAGTGTTGTTCATGGTGTTGGAGGAGTGGTTATACTATAGGGACAGTTTAGAGGTTACTGACAATAATGTCAACAACCAGATACAGAATAGGATGCAACCCATCCGGGGATTCCGTTCATTGAAAGTCCTGTGTTCTGATAGTCTGCATAATCATCAGCAGCCTCTTCAGTTTCAAATGGACCGATGAATTGTGGTTCATCACATTCAGTTGAATCGAATCTTACATAGATGCTCATTTGATTGATCGGCGAGTGGTTATACTATAGAGACAGTTTAGAGGTTACTAACAATATTAACAGACAAGTTCACCTTCAGGAATCTCAACTACCTCAGGTTGTTCATCATCGAATTCATGAAGATTGTAGCATACCCAATTACCATTCTCGAACACATATGCGTATTCTTCACCATTGTCGAGATAGTCAAATAGGTTATCATCTAAACGGGGAGGAGTATGCTCACCACGTTCTGAGTAATACTTAGGTGATGGAGTTTCTTTCACAATGTCATACTTAATAGAACCATCTTCGTTCTTAAGAAGTTCAGAACGAGTGGTGCCATCAGGTTGAAGAAAGTGTTGGTAGAGTGCTTTACTACCCCATGTTTCTGTAGTGTAACATACACTCATATCACCACCATCGATGAGTTCAGAAGCCTCATCATAAGAGTTGAAGTGTTCAACTAAGTGACGGCCCAACCATTGTGGATAACCATCGTAATGGTGATATGCTGAAAGAATGTTTCCGTTTGTGAGTTTGATGCCGATTCGTGAGCGAGTTCCCATGATGTTTGTGTGGTTATACTATAGAGACAGTTTAGAGGTTACTAACTTTATTTCAATTCAATTCGTTCGTATAGACACATACCAAGGTCAAAATATAAATCCTCATCCATCTCACCCATTTTGGCATCTAATGCTTCTTCAATACATTGACGCATAACCTCATTGTATTTCTCATTTGTGTAAATGTGTTCAATGATGTCATCTTTTAACGCATCGACAATACGTGAGACAGTGGATTCAGAAAGTGGCATTTGATTGGGTGGTTATACTACAGGGACACTTTAGAGGTTACTAATAATAACCTCAACGAACATAAAGGAATGAACCGTATTGGTCAACAACCTCAGGAGTTTCGACTAAGGACTCAAGATAGAAACGAATACCTTTAGCAGGGGCACGATGCGAGGCAGGTTTATAACAACTTCCATCATTCTTATCGATGAACATGAACACACCATTATTTGAAAAACTGTTGTCAGAATGAACCCTGAATTGATTCACCTTAATATATTTTTTACCTACACTATATTCTAACTTGGAATATGAACTATGTCCAGATTCAGTTGCATTAACTTTCCATTGATTGTTGACAACTTCTAAAAGACATTCAGTCAGATATTCGGTTTTATATTGTGGAGCGGTAAAAGTCATGAGTTGATTGGGTGGTTATACTACAGGGACACTTTGGAGGTTACTAACAATAATATTCATGGAATTGACTCCATTAAATCATACTCACTGATGGGTTCAATTGGTTCAACATAAGGAATTTTACCAGTACCATCAAAAATCATGTCAACTTGATCTCGACACACATTAAAATAACAGGTAGTTGAGTTTTGATTATTAAAACATCCAGAGAAATATTCCGAATCAACGACCGCAATTTTACTGCAAGTAGGATCAATTAAGATGTATGAGTCTGCCCTAGTCACAAAAACATCTTTATTTGAATAAGGATTCTTTAAGATCCATGGATTTGCATAAAATTCGCCATTTTTCTTTGTCTTAAGACCATCTTGCTTTGTTTTAATATCTGGGAGATAATTCTCACCATAAACACAATCAGGATCATCTGGTGATTGTTTTTTACTAGCTCTCAAGTCAATATATGATTTGACATACTTCACAAATTCATGTTCAACCTTATGACCTTTGACAAAATTATAAAGTCCTACTCCAGAATATCTCATATAAATTTTCTTACATTCAATTAGAAAATCGATAAAAACTTTATCAGGGATAGAATGAAGATCATCAACAAATTGTTGATAAGTGGTTGCCATAATGATTCAGTGGTTATACTACAGGGACACTTTAGAGGTTACTAACAATAATATCACTGAATAAGTCGGTCAAGTAACTCTTTTGTCAGTTTATTACGTGTCTTTGGATTCAACTCACCAAGACTTTCATTCAGATATTCATCAATGAAACTCCTGTATAAATCTTTTATTTCTTTTGAATGTTTGTTCAGAGTGTATTCAACAAAGTCTGGATAGATTGTATTTGTCAGTTGTTGGTAATTCATAAGTATACTATAAAACCTCACCCAACAAAAGTCAAGTGAGGTTGTGACAGTTCAAAAACTGGTTAGGTGCTCATTCTCTTATGCACGCGTCCCATAATCTTGGTTCTACCTTTGGCATCAGGGTTGGTGCCAGTTTCTTTCTTATACTTGTCAGTTTCTTGTTGTTTCATGATACCACGCAACATGGTTTCACCCTTACGTTGTTGCTTCATACGTTCGCTTCTAGTTAACCCGCTGGCTTTCGGGGATTTATAAGAAGGATCAACTTTCTTCTCTGGTGTCTTCTTGGTCAGAAGTTTGGATGCTTGTTTCTCAGCGTCTTTAGAAGATGTTTTAGTTTTAGTTACCTCTCCACCACCTGATTTGGCCTGGCGTCTTGCCAATGCTGCGGCCTTTCTTTCTGCCTTGACCTTATCAGCATATGATTGTTTGACTTCTTCAGAACCTCTTGATTTTTCTGGTTGTTGAATTCTAGTAGATGCTTGTTTCTGACTACCAATGTCCTTACGATCCTTATAGCTAACTGGTTCAGACTTACCACCACCAGTGGCCTTCATTCTACGACGTTCTGGTTCACTCTTTCTACGGTCTCTTCCTACTCTTCCACCTTCACCAGTCTTACGAATCTGACTACGGCCTTGTACTTCAGGGTCATAAACTTCATTGGTTTGTTGTGTAGGTGTAGGTTTCTTATCAGTAGTTTGTTGTTGGTCTTTCTTCGTTATATTGTCAATTTGTTTTTCAAGTTTTGCAATTTTTTTACTATCTTGCATCTTCTTATTATAGATGTCAATCTTTCTTTGTTCTTTTTCTTTCTCTTGCTCTGCTTCTTTCTTGGCATTGTAAAGATCCTTCACCAATTTTACAGGAGCCTTTCTTACACTATCAATTTTATTACTAAAACCTTGCAGTTGGTCACTCTGGAACTGAGAAGAATCACCTCTGGTCGATGGGCCTACCTGTGCTTCTTCGTTAAATTGTTGAAAGGTCTTCATCTTCTTTCTTTATCCTATGTCTTATTTAGTTTTAGAATGTTTTTTGATAAAGGTAAGTGCTGCCTTACGGTTACGACAAGTCTTCAGAATGTTACCCTTATGAATGATAACCAACTTGGTCTCACTACCAGTCAAAGGTATGGCTGCATACTCATCATCTTTACCTACAATGAATCCTAGTTCCCGAACTTTGGGGTCTAGGATATTACTTCTGTGTTGGATTAGTTTCATAAACTCCTTTTTCAATAATTTTATGTGAGTGAAGGTGTGTTAGGTCATAAACGGGTTCGATATGGAAAAAAGGGTTTTTGATATCCTCAAAGCCCTTGGTATCACTGGGCTCTACTTCCGCACTACGCTGTCAAGGAGCTCACCTCTCTCAAACACAGTATCAACAACATTTTGGAGAGCACGTTGTGTAGAAATACCGACTTTACTATAAATCGGTACGACGCATAACCCAAAGGACTTATCGGGACAGGTGCGAAGAACACGACCGATCGACTGAGTTAATTCAATAGTGTCCATATTACGAAGGAAGATAACACAATCCAGACGGTTGATAGAGATGCCCTCTGACAAAATAGAACGATGAAGAACAACGAACTTTTTATCAGGGTCTTTGCCCCAAGTGTTTAGGACGTTAAAGAACTCCTCACGATTGACCTTCTTACCATCAACAACTGCCCCGGTCTTTGCCGTAATATAAAGGTATGAATAACCACGGTCAGACAACTGAGTAGTGAAATCGGTATGAGTGATGACATTTACCAGTTGTTTGGAAGTCTTCACACAGACCAGAAGTTTCTTCATCTGAACCTCATCAATAGTGGAGATGAGATGTTCACAATCAGTGTCACAAGTGATGAGTTTGGTATTGTTATGAATGTCAAACTCTTTCACATGAATTTTAGGTGGGGCAATATACCCACCTTGAACAAGTTCAGGAGCAGAGACACGACAAATAATGTCACCATAAACCTCACGGTCATTCATACCAGGCTTATTGATAGTGATAGAAGTCTTACGGGTTGCAGTAAAGAAGTATGAACGATCTGCTTCGTTAGAGAAGAACTCTGTAGGGGGGAAAAAGTGACGTTGAACACTGTTGTGTGCCTCATCGAAGTAAATGGTATTGACTTCGATGTCTGCCTCTTGTACACGATGTAGGGAGTGATATGTGGTGAAAATAAGAACACTCTCGCCCTCACTACGTGCTACATTGGTGAATAGGTGAATATCTTTTGCCCTGGTGGAACTGAAGTGAGTAGTTTCACCACTATGACAATGAAGCACATGAACATTCTTGGTGTCAATGACCTCAAGAAACTCTGAGCACAGTTGCTCAGAAAGCAAAATCCTGGGACAGACAACAACAATAGTAGAGGGTTGAGTCTCTAGTTGTCTCTTTGCATCCATGATTGCAATCAGAGTTTTTCCTCCTCCTGTTGGGATTAGTATTTGTCCACGATCATTGGACTCAAGTGCATCCAGACCACGTTGCTGATGAGGGCGAAGAGTAATCATTTCAGAAGTGGTGGTTATACTAAAGGAACACTTTAGAGGTTACTAACAATAATACCCCCTGACTTGGTGAAAGTCAAGAGGTAGTGGACAGTTTATCAATCGTCTGATTCTTGCTCCTGTGGCTTATCCTTACCAATGTTAGAAGGGCCTACCCAGACACGACCTTCCTCACGCCATTGTGCAATTTGTGCGTGACGTTGATCGATAAGGGTTGCATAACGTTCGCGTTGGTCGTTAGTCCATTTGAAATCCTGTTTACGAACTTGATTACGGATTTCTGAGAGTTGGGTTACGATTGGGGTCGTCATAATGATTGATTGGTTACACTACAGGGACAGTTTGGAGGTTACTAACAATAATTGGTTAGTAATTTAGTCTTATTAGTCATCACCTCTTCTGTTCTTGACATACTCTAACTGACTCCAAAAACAAGGATGACACACTACCAGAATGTGAATCTTTTTATGTTTCTCATATCTTGTATATTGACAATTAGGTTTATCCTTTACACCTGTCTCGATAGTAATATATTCGCTGTCAACAAAGTATACCCATCCTTGGGTAATCGTCCCACCAGTACGTGTCCAGATGACATAATCATCAATCTGTGGGATATATGGATGAGCCATACGATCTTTACGGGTTTCCATCAGAAAAATGCCGCCTCTAGAGGATTGAGGTGAAGTTTCATTGAAGTATAAGGACGCGTGTCTTCAATGTCAACTTCAGAACCAACTTTTTTAGAGTTGATTGGTCTATAATACTTGTGACCTTTCTTTGTGAACCGCACAAACCCCCAGATAGTCTTAACAGGTTCTTTTGTGTAGATATATTCTTTATGATGATTCAACCAAATTGATAAGACATTGGTTTTGAATTCACTAACTGAATATGAATACCCTGTTGGAGCTTCATGAATAAAATCATTGGGAAGTTCAAGTTCAATCATTTAGTTAGTCACTTTTTTGAATGTTGTCTTGGAGTTTGAAAATTAGACCTTTAAGATTTTCAATCTCTTTGTTTTTCTCTTTGATATTGTCTTCAAGATGTTTTATAGTTCGTTGAAGATCAACTAAAAGAGATTCTGTTGAATAGTTTGACATATGAGTTTAAGTAAGGAATGAGGTAACAATTCCTGATTCTGCCTCGGATGTAATAGTATATTTATATGCCTTACTAATATTTTCCCTCAACACACTATAATACTCAAAGTAATTACTATCATCTTCAGTAGTAATCAAGTTAAAACACTCTTCATCGCTATCTGCAAGGACATTCCAAACTCCACCATATTCTGATTGCGGGAACGGAACAAAATGATCAACAATAAACAGGGTCTTCATTGGTTTGGTTTGATTACTCTTCAATGTTAGTGGAATTGGTCTGATTAGTCAAGAGACCTTGTTGTCTCTGTAGCTCATACTTGAGTGGAATGAGATGTGAATAAAGAAAGGTTTTCCATTCATTATCCTCAAGAAGAATAGTTAAGTTGTCAATTTGTGACAATGCACTGGCGATCTTTTGGGTTTCAGTCATGTAAACTCTGCCATGTAGTATTCAAATGAGACTCCGTATTCTTTGGCCTTCTCGGCGCATTCTTCTAGGAACCGTTCAAGTTCTACTGGTTCCATTTGTTGAAGTTGTTCATCACTCATTGAAATCTACCCTGTGCGAAATTGGCGTAGCTGAACTGTTCACGGTCTACGAGTTTAATCATACCATACTCTGTGGACATGACAAACCCTTCTTGATTGACCTTTAGTCCACCAATGTAAGACTTAGGGCAGTTGTAGACAATCATGTCTTCCATAAGTTCTTCCTTCATCTCAACAACTAATAGGTAAAGATTGGCAAGTTGAAGTGAACCAAGGATGTCAATCAGGTCAACCTCATGGAGTTTCTGTCCAGACCTGATAAGAGCATTGATGGCAACCTTTGCCTGACAAGCCTCTTTCTCTGTGAGGAATGTGTATTTGTCAGTATCAATGACTGGAGCGGTAATGTTACAGTTTACACGGTCAACAAAGGGTTGAACAAACTTACAGTCATTAGTCTCACAAAGGTCACCCTCCAGTGCATGAGCCTCCATCTCATAGAGAGGACAATCACCAGTGTAATATGTGTGAGGAGCAATGATGATATTTTCAGTTACAATCTCATCAAAAACATATTCGATAGTGTTAGGTTTGTATGATGTATTACCTCCTGTCCCCAGAAAATCTCCTTGGTAGACACCTTCAGTCCGAGGAAGATACTTCAAACAATTGATGAGAATAGTTTCAACATTTGGTTGATGACCAAAGTGTTGGATGACATCTTTCTTGGTATAACAGACCTTGATTTTCTTCTTGTTAAAGGCACTTTTTGTCGAAACGAAAAACTCACCATTCTCAGGGTGAGTTCCCCAGACAATGGCAGGGCTTCCATCTATTTTTACGCTGACAAATGCATCACCATAAAGAGCATTGATGACTGATAAGTCACCAGTGAGGATAAGATCTTCTGGGTGTTCCAAATGTGTTAAAGGCATAATGTTTTGGGTGGTCTCACTACAGGGACACTTTGGAGGTTACTAACAATAATACAATAAAAAAGAGGGTCTTTCAACCCTCTTGTAACACTTATTCAATTGGTTCAGTCTTCATAGACCAAACATTCTGGTTCAGAAGGATTCGCATCACAATACATTTCTAGTGGAGTGGGGTCATGATGATCTTCTGGATTTTGTTCATGATACTCTTCAAGATCATGAAGTTCAGATTCAATATGACGACGTTGTTGAGGTGAGATAGTAGGATCATCAAGGATATGTTTATCCTTATCAATATGATCCTCGATAGTTTTTTCCATATGGTTTGTCAGTTTTCTTATTATTTATTTTCTTTGATGGTATTTTTGAGTCGTTCTACTAGACTATCAGCATAAGCTTCCATTCTTTCAGGGTGAATTGCCCTGATTCCTGTCTCTTTTACAGCAATTTCAATACTGTCAAGTTCATTTTGAGTTAGTTTTGAATTTTTGTTTTGAAGAGTCATAGGAGTATGTGTTGAAACACCAATAGTTTAGACCAGAAAACCTGGAAACTTTCCCTTCTTTAGGATGTTTTCAGGTTGTTGTGATATTTATTCATCTCCATCAAAGAAGGAACCAAATAAACCATTATCACCTCTTTTACGAGTCTCCAACATATCAAGAACTTTCTCTGATTGTTTCACACCTTCAATCTTATGAATGAGATTTGCAATCTCTTTACATATGAATGGTTTTTCACTACGAGCAGCAAATGCCAGGGCATTCCTTAGACTTGATGTTGCGTCATCCAAACTTTCATTTACACTTTCACTCAATGCCATTTGTTTTTCCTTTGATTATAGGTGTGAGAGGTTCAATTTCCTCCACTTCATTCCACACTTCTTCTAGTGTGGGTACTGTAATACTATTGTACCAGAAATCTTCCCAATCTTTTTCAGCTGCCTCTGAAATGTTAGGTTGTTGTTCTACCCATCTTTTAAGTGAGAAGAATCTTTCTTTCCAATAATTGTCACTCATCATCTACTTGAAATAAAACTGAATTAAAACATCCCTGAAGACCTTTCACCTCTATTCTAGTATGTTGTGAAAGAACTTCTACATTTGTGACGATATACTTAACACCTTCATCTAAATGATGTGCAGGGTCACAACCTCCCCAATTTCTTTGTTCTTTTGATCCACCAACAAAAGTAACTTTATCTCCAATACGAATCTTACCTTTCTTTCTTGGTAAGTCCGTAGGCATAAGACCAATAGAACTAATAGTTTCCTGTTGTTTGAAATAAAGTTTCAAATAACATTTTAACATTTCACGAAGATATTTGACATCAGAAATATCATCAATTTCTCTTGATAACTTTTCAAATTCAAAGTTCTTTGTGACGGTAGAGAGTTCTATGTCAGATGACTTCATCTTCTTCTTCCTCTTTCTTTTTGTTGAATCCAAAGGGTCCAGACTTATCTTCTTCCAATTTCAACTTTAGGGCTACACCACCCACAGCTTCCATAACTTTTAGAATGTCTTCAGGTTTAGAACCTTCACCAAGTTCTTTCGCAATATACCAGTATTTTTCCCAGAAATGTTCTCCTCCTTTTTTGTAGTCCTCTAGTGTCAATAGTTTCATTCAAGTTTATCCTCAATGTAATAATTATACAACTTTAATTAGTAAATGTAAACTACTACAGTTTAACCCCCATGGAGGCACCAGCAACAACTCTTGAGTGTTGGTCAAGTGTTCCATCCTGTTCATACGTGAGATGAGCTCTTGTCATACTAGTCACATCACTCTTATGTAATCCTGTCATCATCTGTCTACCTTGTTTGGTCATTGATGAATACAAACCATACCTAGTTTCCCAGACATAGAATACATCATCAATCAATTCTGCACCCTCAGGTACAACAACTTCTTTAGTTTCTGTACTAATCATAATAACCCTCACTTGATAAGAATTGGAGAGTTTCTTTCATACTCCCAATATGTTCATTTCCAATTGCAACTTGTGGAAATGTTGCTTCATCACCAAATTCATCAGAAAAAGATTTCTCTGTGAAATGTTCACCTAATCTGTATTGTAAAAATTCAGACACCTCTGGAAGTGCAGTGAGAAGAGAGCTCATTCTCTCACATTCTTGACTTCCATTTGTATAAATGACTGCAGTTTTAGACATATTAGGTATTTTGTAGTTTTTGTAAGTGAGCTAAGATTTCGCTCAGTTCATTATACTTTGGTTTGTTCATGTGTTGAAGAGATTTATCCTGTTCTTTTTTGACACATAGAATGACTTCTTGCCATTGTTCTTTAGACATAATTAACCAGGATTTTGTTCATAGTATTTAATTAATTTTTCTGTTTGTTTTTTATCTGCTCCACAGGGAGCATTTCTTAAACACATCAGGATTAATTCTGTGTCGGTGATAGTAGGTTTGATTGTAAATCCCCACTTATCATATTCGACACCAGAGGGAGCTTCTACATTAGATATTCTAAAAAGGTCAGTCATAATTTAATCCCTCTGGCGCCAGTCAGAAATATCATCCCTCTTAAACCAGTCTTTGATGTCATCAGCACTATCAAATCCTGTCTTGTGGTTTGCTGGGTCAGGGTCTCCCAAACCTAATCTGTTCATGAAGTCATCCATAGTTCCCTCTTCAATATTCTGAGAGTGTTGGCGTCTTGCCATCTTTAACATCTCATTTGCAGATGTATTTGCCTTGGCAAGTTTATTTGCCCAGATCATATCAGCTAGTTTTACTTCCTCACCATTAGCAATACATTTACAAATAAACTCAAGTTTCAGTCTGTACTGTGTTGACAACATGAACAATCATTCTTGGTTATTAGTATTTAACCCCCAAACTCCTCTGTCCTTCTATCAGATAGGTATTCCAATATATCCTGACGCCACTCCATCAGTTCATTATAACACTCTTGATTATGAGCGCACTGACGAAGTTGTGGGTCTGGTTTGATGACTGATTCAACGAAAAGACCAAGTGCATCTTTTCTTTTATCGTGTTTTTCAGAAGAGTTCATTAATCTTTAATAGTTGTGGTTATTTAATGATTGTCCAATTTGGGTCATTGAACTTATTCATCCAGAAGAAGTACCTACCAGTGATTGATTCTAAAAACATTCGACCATCATCTTCTTGTTGGACTTTACAAGAATGAAGACCATCCATCATGTTTGCAAATCGGTTCCTCGCTTTATTGGTCTTAGGTTGTACTGTAACAAATTTGGTCTTCATAATTACTTAAAGTTAAATTCCTTATGAACCCGGACAAGCCTATCCTACTGGAGTTTGTTCAACTTGTCAAGGTTTATCTTTTCACTGAGATATGCACAGGTCTCACACCTGGAAATATTCAGAACATGT